AAAGGTTCTTATTTCACCTCTAAACTCGGCAAACATACGGTTGGAAAAGATGTGCTGCAAATGTATGATGACGAGATTATAACAGAACATAGCCATGGCTTCGAGATCGTGGATACTTCATACGAAGAAAGAGATAACCAAAAAGTTAGGGTTATAGAGGAGGGCATATTGTGGGAGGTTACAAGTCTCGATAAATGGGGGGCTAATATGCACACTTCAGTTAAAAGTTTGGAAGATTTTTCGCATTGGGCTAAAAAGATTGAAAATATTGAGAAAGCCCTTCATCGTGGTAATTATACAGACGAGACTTTCGAATTACTCGAAATACAACTTAAGCAAATCAAACAATTATTGTTGCAACCGGGTATACAACCCACTCCGCAACCGGAGCCGGGTAAGAAAACCCATTCAACAGGGAAATTTGAAAATATAAACATTAAAAATTTATTTTAACTATGGCAGAAAAGACATTTAAATTTCTTGAATTGCCCGAAGATCATGGGTTTGATGGACAGCAGATGAAGCTATTGGGAACAATAGATTCAACGCTTTCAAGTGCTGCTGAATCCTTGAAAGGGGCAAAAAAAGAAGACATTGACGGACTCCGAAAAGAGTTCAATGAGCAGATCGGGCAAATGAATGAAAAGCTCGATGCTGAAAAGATACAGAATCAGCTTGACTACCTGTTTAAGCAGTTCAATGCTATGGGGCAGCCTCAGTATAATGCTGAGACAGTTAAAGAACAAGAGCGTAAAGCTAATGAGAAGTGGATCAAATCATTGCTCCGCAGGGATAAAGACGGAATGAAAACATCGGCCAAAGAGATTACCGATCTTAAAGGTGTCGATGATGCTACGACTGATGCACTTTATACCGGTAATGATGCACAAGGTGGGTATCTTGTACCGGAATTATTCCTTGCTGAAGTTAACCGCTTTGTTGAAGAGTACGGTGTAGCTCGCAGGGAAATGCGGTATTTACCGTTCGGTGGCAATGGTAACAGTCGGAAAATACCGACGCTTAGCTCTTCTATAACAGTTTATTGGGTTGATGAAGGTCACCAGAAGACTACTTCTAAGCCTGGGTTCGGTGATGTAACCCAAACGCTCAAAACTATTGCAGCTCTTGCTATCTTGACCGAAGAAATGGTAGAAGATTCTGCAATTGATATAATTGCTATGCTTAGTCGTCTTATGGGAGAAGGTATTGCAGAAGAAGAAGACACCGAGTTTTTAGCCGGTGATACCGATGACGGTGATACCTGGGACGGTATTCTTAACGCTAGTGGTGTAGATACTTATGCTCTGAGTGGCACTGACAGGGCTGACGATATTACACCGGATGATCTTCTGAAAGCACAGGACGAATTGACAACCGCTCAAAAGCGTGGTGCGAAGTATTATATGCACCCGTCTATTTACTCGGTTGTGAGGAGGTCCAGGGCTGCTGCTGTTAGTTCAGGTGATGGAGAAGGCAATTATCTTGTGCAGCCGCCTACCGGACAACAGCCTGCATCTATTTGGGGATATCCTGTTGTATTAAGTGACGCTATGCCGGCTCTTAGTGATGTGAATGGAAGCGATCAAAATGATGTGCCGTTCGCTTTTTTTGGCAATCTTAATAAATGTGCGGTTTATGGAGACAAACAAGGTCTACGTGTTAAAACACTGGATCAGGCAACCGTAGACACATCAGGAGGTGACACTGTAAACCTTGCGCAAAACGATATGGTTGGTGTTCGCACTAATAAGCGTGTCGGATACGTGCCGGTACTTCCAGAAGGGATAGTAGTTATTCAGAACGGGCCTAGTACTTGATAATTAATATAATGGGGGCTACGGCCCCCGTTTTAATATTTAATCTATGAAAGTAAAAGTTATAAAAAGCCAGGGAAATATAAAGCCGGGAATTTGGGATTTGTCTAGCAAATTCGCAAATAAATTGCTTAAAGAAGGCAAGGCTGTTGAGGTTAAAGAAGAAAAACGATCTATCGAAACAAAAGAAGAAAAATTCCATCAGTACAAATTAACCAAACAGCCGCTCAGTAAACTCAATATAGAGACTTTAAGCAGTGAAGATTTGAAGTATATAATCGAAAATGACAGCAGGAAAACGGCTGTTATTCATGCTAAACAGGAGCTTGCGAAAAGATGATAACAGTAGGACTACCGACCTGGGGAAATAAAGATAATATTTGGATGCCTCTCGAGGGTCTTTCAAGACAAGATACTTCACAGGACTGGGAGTTGATTGTATCAGAATGTAATAGCTTTGATAAACCTATTTTGGATCAGATTAAAGAGTATTGGCCAAAACTTCAAAAAGCAGGATGTAAAAGAGTTTTGTATAAATTTAATCCTGTTAGGCTGTCACTTGGGCAGAAATGGAAAGAGATGGCCAAAAGAGCAACTGGTGACATTTTCCTTCTTCAGGCATCAGATGATTTCCCTATTCGTGAACGAATTAGTATAACTGCTCGAAAAATTGATGGTGCAGAGTGGTTTGATTTTGGAAATTTTCTTATATATGATATATGTTCTGCTAAAATGATTATGTTTGATAAAACACTTGTTGATAAATGGAAAACAGGAGGGAGTAAAGCTGTTAAAACTTACATTCTTAAAAATTTACCGGATAATGAACAAAGAAGAGGCGTTGATCATTTTATACATGATCATGTGTCAGGGGAAATAAAAGAAGATTGGGGTATTCACCTGACGGGAATTAATACAAATGGGGTTAATGTTATAAGTAAAAGAGGGCCGCATTTTAAAAATCCAAAACCTCCATATAAATCAACAAATTATACGCTTGATGACATACAGATACCAAGGAAATTGAAAGACAGAATAAAAAATACAAAACCTGTTTCATTGCTTGATAGAATGCGGCATCAAAGGATTAAAATAAGATTCAAGAAGGCATATAGACATTTTCGAGAAGGTCATAAAATGTATGTAACCGGAGCAGCTTATTTTAATCTCATTGATTATGTTGATTTGATAGATAAATCATTACCCGAACCTTTTGAAGAGGAGTTAACATGAAAGTCGAAATCGTATCAACAGCAGATGTAGAGCCAGTAGGAATTGATGAGTTAAAACAATTTCTCAAAGTGACCGGGTCCGCTCATGACGCAGTGCTGAACGCACTTAATGAGAGCGCACGGAAGTACTTGGAAAAGTCCACTGATCTTTCATTTATGACCAAATCATTGAAGGTTACAGTAGATCGGGAATTGGAAGAATGGGAGCTGCCTTATGGTCCGGTTAATGAAATAACTAATTCGGAAGAGCCGAATGATGATGACGAATATGTTTATGAATATGATGCTGGATACGAGGATTTGCCTTATGATCTGAAAATTGCTATAAAAATAACTGTCAAATATTGGTATGACATGGATGATGTTTCTGATAGTCTACCTATGGCGGCTCGTAAAATTGTTGAACTGAATCAGAGAAACCCGATGCTATGAATCTGAATGAAGAAATTACCATAAAACGGGATGATAAGACTTCGGACGGTGCCGGGGGCTTTACTTCTACAACTACTATTGTTGCTGATTTGTGGGGTAAAGTAGAATCTTTAAGCGGCAGTATGGCTCTGGAATTTCAACAACTGACAGGCAGTAAAGGTTATAATGTTTGGATTCGCACTGATTTTGACCGGGAAATAAAGACAAGAGATAAAGTTATATGGTCATCAATATACGGTGACAAAACTTTGACGATAAATGATATGGATATAGGAAAAAATTTCACTAAATTGGTTTGCCAGGATGATAAAACTTGATATGAAAAATAATTTTGATCAGTGGGAAAAGTCTCTCGCTAAAATTCGTAAGGAATTTCCAAAAGAGACTGAAAAACTGGTTTATAAGCATACACAAAATATTTCTTTAGGTGCAAAGCAGAGTGTCCCTATTAAACATCATGCTCTTAAAGCATCTATAAGACCAAAGGTTAGTGGATTGACAGGTGATGTTATCGTAGGAGTTTATTATGCGCCTTACATGGAATACGGGACTGGGAATAAGGTTAATGTTCCTAACGAATTGACTGAATATGCCAGACAGTTTAAGGGCAGAGGTATTAGGCAAGTCAATATTGATCCAAGGCCTTACCTATACCCGCATTTTTTCATACAGAGATATAAATTTATGGAAAGCATGAAAGATATGCTAACTAGGATAAGTAATAATAATATGAACAGGAAGGCAAGATGAAAAGCTGTTTCTATCAATATCGAAAAGGAATTTATGATAAATTGAGCGGTCTAACTTATGACGGTGACGAAATACCTGTCTATCAATACCCCCCTCCTGAAGCCGAAAAACCGTATATTCTTATTGGTGAAATGGACGCTATGCCTTTAGAAGACAAAGACCTGTTTAGCCAAGAAGTTACAACAGAACTCCATGCGGTTACTGAGTCGGGGGTTTATGGTAGCTCGATTGAGGCAGACGGAATAATTAACGAGGTTATGCAAACGTTGATAGCGAAAGGAACGACTGACAGGAGTAAATTTGTGAGTATGGATGATTTCACGCAAACAACTTGTGCCTTGCAAGGTCAAAGATACGCTAACAATTGGGACGGTGAAAAATTGATAATCAGAAATATAGTAACTATAAACGCAAAAATAGATGAACAATGAGTAAAATTACAGGAAGCAACGTAAGGCTTTATATGGATACCGGCGATGGAGAATCGCTGGTGGCATATGCAAGTGAAACCTCTTTTAACTTTGATACTGACATTGAGGAAGTAACATCAAACAAATCAGGTAAATGGGCGGAAAATGCTCCGACTTTGAACAGGTGGTCAGCAGATACAACTGTATGGTATCATAATAGT